TTTTGAAACTACCATTTGCTTTATTGACTACCCACCAGCCCCCAGGTTTTAGACCTGTAGCTTTTGCATAACCGACAAGCTGCGCTACGTACCCAAAGGCATCCCCATTACGTAGTGTTTCAAATGACTCAAACTTGTTACGATACGACCAATCAGATGCTGACTTGACATCATCAACAGCACCATCAAGAGTAAGATCGTATGTTCCATTAATTGTATGTTCACCAATATCAAGTGATACACTTTCTGAATCTCCATACTCAACTCCCGCTTCTGTTAGTAGCCCTTTGAATACTGCTTCTACAATATCGCCAAGCATCATGTTCATAACAAATGTAGTTGGGCGAGGCAGGGCTGTCTCAGGTTTATTTTTGTCGAACCAAAGTTGGCAAGTTGGCCTACCAAGATTAGACATACGTAACCTAAATTCACGTTTCCCTGTCCCACCAAACTGGCGAAGCACAGCCTGTCGAACATCCTCTGCGATTTGTTTAGCAGTGTCCTCTGACATGGTTGACTTACCTTTTGTGGCATCGTCCATGTATTTGTGCAACGCCAGTTCGGCTGGATGATTCATATCATTCTACCTCTTCAACATCAATGTCAACAAAAGATTCAGCAAGTTCCTTTTCTTCCTCAGTTGCCTTCGATACTTGCTTCTCTTCCCACTCTGAAAGAATCCTGCGATTGTGATTTTCAACCACAGCTTTAAAGTCTCTCAGTAAGTTTTGGTCATCATCTACAATGTCATGCACTGTATTCAAATCAGCTTCGCAGACAGGTATGTAGTACATACCACTTGGCCCTTTACGTTCAGCCGTCGTCACGATAGTGTCATGCATAATAGGTAGTCTGCTATGTTGTGCAAACTTATTGAATACGTCACCGAAGTTTTTGTATCCTTCCTTTACTGACACATCGTAAACGAATGGTACATTCTCTAGTTCAACAGAATTACCTTGTTCATCCTTCGCATCTACAAAGGTAACAGTGCCATACAGAGAACGAGTACGCTTGATGGACCGAATCAGTTCCTTCATGTCCTGTGACAACGCATCGAAGTCCTTAATGTAACCAGAGGGTTTACCACAGTTAAAGTTACCAGCATCGTCTTTCAAATCAATGTCCAGCTTCTCTGCCATGACAGTCTTAACATAGTTGTTGCTAGACGAATCATACTTCTGATACAGAAACCTTTGCATAAACAAACGCATCTTAATCTTTTCAGCGTAGACATCATTGCCATCTACGTTTGCCATAAAGAATGATCCAGCCGATATGATATCGACATTCATTGTCTTACCATTAACCTCTGCCTTACCCTTGATAGGCTGGCTATGGATTTTAATACGGGCAAGACTACTCTTGTTCTCACCTGTATCAGCAGCCATGCCTAGCATCTGTGCCATAGCTGCATAGTTGTTAGAATTAATTACTGCAAGTTCAGTCATATATAAATACTCCTTTCGTATAATTTAGAAGCGTAGTTGTATCACACAACGTCTTTGGTGTCAAGCCAATTCTCACCAATTTTTGCTTCCAGTTCTAGTGGTACGTTAAACACAATACCCCATCTCATTGTAATCAAACCAGGAAGATCAGTATTAGTTTTGTTAATAATATCAATCACCTGACGTTCTTCGTTTGGATGCACATCCACTACAATACTATCATGCACACTGTTTACAACGCATGACTCCATTCCCACCAACAACTTATCAATATGCAACAAAGCAATAGGCACGATATCTGCTGTAGCAAATGACTGCACAGGATAGTTCTTGATCTGTGTAAAGTTTGTTATCTTGCCACTCTCAAGTCGTTGTACCCCTTCAAACTTAAACTGACGACCAGAGGGTGTAGTAATCATCTCTGTAGTTAGAGCCTCTTTAGCCAGTCTGGTATGCCAATCTGCGATGCCTTTATATTTCTCCGTGAAGTGTGTGTAGTATTCTGCTTCCGCTGTTGTTCTGCCGAATCCCGTTGCGCCATATAACGGCGCGAAAGTATGCGCTTTCGCAGTCTGTCTGTCCGTAGGCTGACCAGCATTGGTAATAACTTCAGCGGTGTATGAGTGTACATCAAATCCAGTAGACACTTCTTCAATTGCTACTCCATCTTGTGATAGGAATGCAGCAGCCCTAAACTCCAGTTGGGCAAAGTCTGCTTCCAATACTTTACCATCAGGCCAACGAGATACAAACACCTTCTTGACAGGGAACGTACCACCACGTGGCATGTTCTGCATGTTGGGGTCTGCACCTGATAGGCGACCTGTGGCTGTCCTATGTTGCAACAGTCTGACATGCAACTTGCCATCTTGTTTAGTGTGAGTACGTATGCCTTCAACAAAGGATGAGAGATATGTATCCACAGCCGACAGCCTACGCACCTTAGACAAGAACGATACTGCATCGTCCATACCTTTACTACGCGCTGCCTTCTCTAGCATTTCAAGGTTACCCTTGCTGGTGCTAAAACCATTTGCACTTGCCCACTTAGCATTAGGTGGCATAAACTTTAAGCCAGCTACCTTGTCAGTGGCTTTGTATAGATAGCCACTAGCTGCACAAGTAACACACTTATGTGTCTTGGCAAATGGTGTACCATCTTTCTTTGTCTTGCGAATGTATCCCGTACCACGACAGTCGTTACACTGTTCAGCATACGTCTTGTACATGCGTTCTGTTTGACTGCGTATCAAGTCCTTGAAGGGTGTATCCCTCATGTATGGCTCAATAGTATTTGACCACCGTGTTTTGTCCTTGACTTTACGACTGTAGATTACCCAAGACAATTGCTCTGGGCTGTTGAGATTGATAGGCGTGTCACCCATTATGTCACGAATGTGTTCTTGTAGGCTGTCAATAAGCTGACGCTTCTCCTCTTCAAATTCTTGACGCACTGTATCTAAGGCATTCAAGTCCACAGCAAAGCCACGCTGATAAATACGAGCAAGGCATACAGCGACTTGGTTCGTCAGGTCCACTGTACCACGCAATCCAATATCTTCTTGCTTGTTTAATCGTAGCATCAGCCTATCTGCCAGTTGTTGTGTAGCATGTATGTCAGCAGACAAATATTCGCACAACTCTGCATGTGGTATGTCGCTGGTGCTATAACCCTTCTTGAAGTATTCTTTCAGTGTGTCTTGCTTCTTGGTATCCAACTCGTAGCGTTCAGAGCATGCCTCAAGTGACAGAGGTTCTTTAACTCCACGTTGCATGACGTACTCTGCCAGCATTGTATCAAACACGGGACCATCATACGTGAAGCCGGACTCCCATAGCCACAGCAAATCATACGCAGCATTGTGACATATAAGTACAGTGGCTTCATCTAAGTAATCTTGAATAGCGCAAACTTCTTCATTGTACAGATACATATCGGATGGCGCATGATCTACGTCACTATGGTCAAACGTAGCTATGTATTCATCTCCCTTGTCTGTAAGTACACCAACCATGACCAATGAATTATTAGGTTCAAACGGATCAAGGTGCATCTTGCCGTCACGCTTGGTGACAGTATTCTCTACATCGAGTGTCAGTTTCATATCTATACCTCGTATCTTCCTATTGTGTAATTCAGTTCACAATGTACCCTACCATGCCAGCCAGTCAGCTTGTTCTTGACTACGCACAGATGGCGTTGTGTGTCTTCTTCATCCTGCCCATCAACTTGTGGGTTCTTGGCAATCAGCACCATCAAGTCTGCCTCTGCTGCCTTACCTGTACGTGAACCCTCCATCATACTCTGGTTCAGTATTGTCTTACCCTCTGCCTCTGCACTTAGCTGTGACATGTAGAACACAGCACAATTATACTGCTTGGCAATCATCCTAGCGTAGATAGCATTAGCCTTCAGTGCTTCATCAGGACGTGAGTAGCCAGACATAGTAGCGAATTTATCGCCCATGTCAAGCACAATGATGTCAGGCTTGTACGATTTACACACACTCTCTACCCATGCCATGTCCCTACCTGTAGAATCCTTGATGCGAATCTTGTCATACACAGGACGATACAAGTCACGCGCTTTAGCTGGGTTGTTCTTTACTTCCCACATAGTTAGTCCCGTTGCTGCTGTCAGGTAACGTGCAGCTACACGATGATAGCTTTCCTCGTTACACAAGACAATGCAGTTGGCACCCTGATGTGCAAAACCTCCTGGACCAGCAATGATACTGGCATGGAATGATGTCTTACCTGTGTTCGGTCTGGCACCAATCTCAATCAGATGTCCATCGTTCACGCCCTCAACCTTGCGTGTCAAAGCAGGGATGTTGAATGTCCATCGTGCTTCCAAGTCATTCTTAGCAATGATAGTGTCGATAGATATGTCGTCCCATTCGATGTTCAGCTTGGGTGTAAAGTCCTCGCCATACTTTTCCAACAGTTGCTGTAAAGGCTCTAGGCTGGCCTTGTCACCGTTCACATAGTCGAACCCCAACTCTGCAATCTCTGCCCCTACAACCTGCTGAAACAGTCGGGAAAGCACCTCTCCTGCTACGTCGTTGCCTAGTGGGTCAGTGCGCTGGATGTTATTGAACAGGTTGTTGAACGACTCACGCTGTGCTGGTGTAATAGACGGGTTACTAGATATGAACAGGGCTTGCACTTCCTCTGGTGTGACAGTCCTGTCGTACCTGTCTATTGCAGTATCAACTGCCTTCTTAATCTTACGCACGTCTGCACTGAACAGTTTGTCAGGGCATCTAGCCCCACGATTGTTCTCGTAGAAGTCTTTGTTCATTAGACTTCGGACAAGAGATAATTCCATCAGTTCCATTGTGTTGCTCCTAATTGTTTCAGTTTGTCGATGTCTGTCGGGTTGCGATACTTTAA